TGTATTGAAGGCAAACACTATTCATTTAAACAAAGGAGGAATAACAATGGACTTTTATCCTAAAAAGTGTGACTATTGTGATAGAGGTATGCGAGATGGTATTCTATTTGAGGGTACTTTATATTTCTGCTCTTATGAGTGCCTTAATTCTCACTTAGATACTACTAGCTACATTAAGTACGCAGAATTATACATATCAGACTTAAAAGAGAACGACCCTGTTTACAATGAAGATGGCGATGTTTTCTTTAAAAGAGATTTAACTGCACAACAGATGGAAGAGGCAGATTATGAAGAACCAGATCCCCATGTAGGTTGTCCTTCTTGGCCTAATTGTGATGAAGCTCCACAAGGATGTAGGAAATTACAAGGGAATTCTGTAGAATATTACGGGCATAAGGATTAAATTATGTTAGTCAACATTGATGTTAAATATTTAGACTGGGTTGCTGCTGTCTATTTAGCTCAAGATAAGATAGGTATAGAAGAAATTAAAGCAGGGTTTGATTTACATGATGACAACAGAGTTACATTTGGATTACCTTCTAGATTAATTGCTAAAGTATTCCTATTTAGGATTATCTTTGGAGGTAGTGCTTACTCCTTTGCCAAAGACCCTGACTTTGCTGAGGTTAAGTTCTCTGTTAAACAATGGGAAGGCGTTATAGATAAATTCTATAGTAAGTACAAAGGTATTCATGCTTGGCACATAGAGATTGTACGCACTGCCACCACTAAAGGTATCTTAACTATCCCTACAGGACGATCCTGGAAGTTTGAGATGAAACGTGACTGGAAAGGAGAGCTAGAGTGGCCTATCACTACAATGAAGAACTATCCAGTACAAGGGCTAGAAGCTGATCTAATGATGATTGTTAGAGTATCTTTACATAATAGACTTAAACATATTAAAGAGATACTAATTATTAACAGTGTACATGATTCAGTATTAGTAGATTGTCCAGATAAGCATGTAGCTTTTGTTACTAGAACTATGTTAGAAGTATTTGAAGATGTACCAAAGAACTTTGAGAAACTATTTGGAGTTAAGTTTAACTTGCCGTTCAGAGGTGAAATAGAAATTGGCAAAACCTGGGGGACAATGGAGGAAATATGAAAGATTTAGATACATTAATCAGAAAATACAATGACCTAGTAATTAAAGATCATCATAAAGATCATGATTGTCGTTTTGGTTTCGAAGAAACATACGCATATGGGGAGTATGTAGGTGTAGAAGTAAACCATTGGGGTTATATTAATAATGTAAGATCTCATCCTAAATATAAATCTATCTTTGATACTCTTAGTGAAGCTGAGTCATTCTTATGTGAATGCTTAACCGATTGGATTAAAGAACTAGAGGAGCCTAATAATGACTAAACAGTTCACAACACTAGTACAGAATCAAATTAAATGCAAACTATGTCAAGATATTATTTATTCTACTCAGGTACATGACTATAGATCTTGTACTTGTGGGGCAGTAGCAGTAGATGGAGGCCTAGAGTATAGTAAACGTACAGGACAAAAAGAGCATTGGGAAGAACAATCTATATATCTAGATGACATTACTATAGATGATATAATTGACATTGTTAATTGGGCAAAAGAGACTAAGAGAAATGAGTTTGGGATTGCTCTAGCAGTTGTAAGAGTATTACGTACTAATAATTATTTAAAAGAATATAAAGACACAGAACAATAACTATGCTATAATAGTATTATAGATACAACATTTTCCACTAGAAAGGAAGTAAAGATGGACATTCAAATTGAAGTTATCTCAGTAAGCCATCCTGAGTTCGTGCCTAATGGCAAAGGAGGAGGATACAACTTCATTGAGATAGCTCACAAACAACAGGGCAACATCAAAGGTAAGAAGTTATTTGACTTTGCTAATCCTGACATCTATAAACGAGCGCAGAAGTTCGGAGTAGGTGAGGTTGTTAACCTAGAGATTATCAAGAATGACAAAGGCTTCTGGAACTGGACTAAGATTTATGATGAAGGAGATATTCATGAACAAGATAGTCATGAACAAGAGACAACCACCAAGGCCCCTACTAATACTAATTCAGGGAGGGTAACTACCGTGAGTAACTACGATAAAAGTAATGAAACACGGCAACAGATGATTATCCGACAGAGTAGTATTGCTTCTGCTGTAGCTTTAGCTGCTGCAAACGGAGGTAAAAAGAATACTCCAGAGGATATTGTAAACATTGCTAAAGTATTCGTAGACTTTGCTAATGATAAGAAGCCAATTAAAGAAGACGATGGTTCTGTAGAGGCTATGGAAAATGACATCATCTAAATCCAGTAATAATATTACTGGTGACAAACTGATCTCCAAACAAGGGGATCGGTTGTCTAAAGCTAACTACTCAGAAGGTTATGATAAGATCTTTGGTAAGAAGAAACCTAAACCTAAGAAAGAGGTGAAGAATGAAAGCACTCCTTGATAGTGATTTATTCGTATACAGAGTTGGGTATACAACTAATGATGTAGACATAGGAATAGCTACTTGGAGAATGGATGATTTAATCAACAAGATCCTAGCTAAAACTAAAGCTACTGGATATACTTGCTACTTAACTGCTTCTAATGACAGCACCTCCTACAGGAAACACCTCCTACCTGAATACAAAGGTAACAGAAAGCAACCTAAACCTATACACTATGCTGCCTTACGGGAGCATTTAGTTACTAAATGGAATGCTACTATAGTATCTTGTATTGAAGCAGATGATGCTCTTGGTATAGATCAAACAGGAGATACAGTTATTGTTAGTATTGACAAAGATCTAGATATGATCCCTGGGAATCATTATAACTTTGTTAAAGATATTCATTACCCTGTACTGCCTGAAGATGCTATACGTAACTTCTATATGCAATGTTTAGTAGGCGATGTAGCAGATAACATTAAATGTATTAAAGGGATTGGCCCTAAGAAAGCAGAGAAGTTACTTCAGTATTGTGAAACAGAAGAAGAATTATTTAATGTAGTCAGAGAAGTGTGGGATAATGATGAGGAATTTCTTATCAAAGGAGAATGCTTATGGATTTTAAAGGAACCGTTTCCCCAAGGGAGGTGGAGATTCACTCCCTTAGGTTCACAACTACTACCCGAAGTCAGCTCCCAGTTAGAATTGGCTTTCTCTCCGGAAGTACATGCTACGGCTGGATTTCCTTCTGCTTTCTAAAATAAAGGAGAGTAACATCAGACCACAATCAGCTAAACAGAAAGGCCGTCTCTTTCAACAATGGGTTAGAGATAAGATATTAGAGTGGAACCCTGAACTACATAAAGATGATGTAAGGAGTACTTCTATGGGAGCAGGAGGAGAGGATGTACAGTTATCTCCTGCTGCAAGGAAGTTATTCCCTTACCAGATTGAATGTAAAAGTAAACGAGCGTATGCTGTATATAAAGATTATGCACAAGCAGGAGAGCATGGTACCTTTGAACCTGTCTTGATATTAAAAGCTAATGGTAAAGTACCCATGGCGGTGGTTACAGCAGAACACTTCTTTGACTTAGTAAGGAGACTAAATGAAATTCCATGGGATAGAAGAACATGAGGACGGCTCTATAGATTTTAGAGTGTCTACTCGCAAATCGGAAGTCTTGTTCTTAGTAGACTATGCTGTTAAGGATCTCATCAATAAAGGATTCATTAGCTTAGAAGGGATACAGAACCAAGAGGTTAAGTTAAGAGAGGTTACACATTGAAGATCTTACTGCTAGACATAGAAACGAGTCCAAATACTGCTTATGTATGGGGCATGTTTAAACAGAATCTATCTATTAGTAGTTTGATAGAGAGCAGTGGTATGTTGTGTTGGGCCGCTAAGTGGATGGGTGAAGACGAAATCTTCTTTGACTCTATCCAGGATAGCCCTAAGAAAAGAGTAGTAAAAGGAATTAGTAAGTTACTCAGTGAAGCAGATGTAGTAATTACTTACAATGGAAATAGGTTTGATCTTCCTGTTCTTAACAAGGAGTTCTTACTAGAAGGACTATCTCCTCCTTCTCCTTATAAGAGTTTAGATTTATACACAACAGTTAAGAGACAGTTTAGGTTTACTTCTAACAAACTTGATTACATTGCACAGCAATTAGAATTAGGTAAGAAGAATCCAACGAACTTCCAGTTGTGGGTTGATTGTATGAATAAAGATCCAATAGCTTGGGCTAAGATGAAATCTTATAACATTCAAGATGTTATCTTACTAGAGTCTGTGTATCATAAGATTAAGTGTTGGATTAAGAATCCTCCTAATCATAACTTGTATCAGCCTGGTGATCATGTGTGTCCTACTTGTGGTAGCCATAAGGTACAGAAGAGAGGCTTTGCTTATACTATAGCACAACGTTATCAGCGGTATCAGTGTACTGACTGTGGTAGTTGGAGTAGAGGTAGTAAGAAGAACCAAGAGAGTTTAACTATTAAAGGAATTAACTGATGCCCTCTCCACTAAAGAAAGAAGGTTACTTACCTCATCCTCTAGTTAACAATCATTACAAAGGATGGCAAGTAGGAGACTTCATTACTAGCTATAACCTTCCCTTCTATGAAGGCTGTGTTGTTAAATATGTATGTAGGCACTCTAAGAAGGATGGTAAGAAAGACTTAATCAAGGCTAGAGATTACATTAATAAACTATTGGAGTATTACAAATGAGCTTTGATCCAATCACAGCAGTACTAGGGATAGGGGATAAACTTATTGATAAGATCTTCCCTGATAAAGTTAAGGCCGCAGAGGCAAAGTTACAGTTAGTGCAGCTAGAGCAAACAGGAGAATTGAAAGAGTTAGAAGTTTCTATGTCTGCTATCTTAGCAGAAGCTAATAGTAAAGACCCTTGGACAAGTAGAGCTAGACCTAGCTTCCTGTACGTCATCTACCTTATGGTCTTATTTGGTATTCCAATGGGCTTTCTATCTGCTTATGATCCTCAAATGGCTATTAACATAGCTAATGGTTTTAAAGCTTGGCTTGCTGCTATTCCTGAGGCTCTCTATGCTCTCTTTGGTGCTGGTTACTTAGGCTACACAGGAGCTAGAACTTACGACAAAGTTAAAGGAAAGGGTGCATAATGAGTTTAACTATAACAGACATCTCAGATAAGTTACTTCAGATTAATGAAGTGTTATTACTTGAGGTGCTAGAGATTACTTCTGAAGATATTGTCGAGAGGTTTCAAGATAAGATTCTTATCAAGGCCGACTACCTAGAGGAGGACTTGCTGTGAAGAGTGTAGAGAAGTTCCAAGAGTTAAAGGAGTTCTTGCAGTATCAATGTAAATCTAATCCTCTGTTAACCTTAAAGGCTATAGAGCCTTTACTAAATGAATTGCTCCGTAGGATAGGAGAGCCTAAAGTCACCTTGAAAGGTAAATGATGGATAATAAATACTACTACTTTGGTAAAGCATTACCTAACTGTACTAACGTAATGCCTAGAGGGGAGTGGGTTCCTGGATGGCATTATAGAATTAAGGTACAGCGAGAGGGGAGTTTCCTTCATTTAGAAGATACACATGAAAGGTATCTTCCTATACAGTTTGACAAACTAAGTGATCTTCAAGATGTATTAACTACCATTAAAAAAGATCTTGTGTCGAGTCTAGTAGGAGGTGGCACAGAATGGCCTTTCTAAAAGAGAAACCTACGTGTCATTTATGTGCTAAGAAGATAACAAACATTAACTCTGTCATTGTTTATGGAGAGAACGAGGGTATGTACCTACCTCTTGTTAAAGGTAAGATCTCCATACAACATTGTAAAGCCTGTAAAGCTACAGTACTTATCAAGAGAGATAAAGATGAAGACTAATTACTTAGGTATTACAATAGATAGAAGTAGAGATAAGGACTTATCAGAGCAAGCGTCTGAGCTTATTAAAGGATACTATCTAAGAGGTAAAGAGAAGAGTCCACAGGAGGCCTACGCAAGGGCATCTGTAGCCTACTCTAATAACGACACCGAACTCGCACAGAGGTTATATGATGCTGTTAGTACTGGTTGCTTTATGTTTAGTAGTCCTATTTTGTCTAACGCCCCCTTTCCTGGGATGGCATCGCATGGATTACCTATTAGTTGTTTCCTCAGTTACGTTCCTGACACTCTTTCTGGTCTTATTGATCATCAATCCGAGTTAGCTTGGTTGAGTGTTAAGGGTGGTGGTGTAGGAGGACACTGGGGTGATGTACGTCCGGTGAGTGACAAGGCTCCAGGTCCTATCCCTTTCCTTAAAGTAGCTGATTCTGCTATGACTGCTTATAAGCAAGGACAAACCCGTAAAGGAAGTTACGCTGCTTACTTAGATGTGTCTCACCCAGACATCATTGAGTTTTTAAGTATTCGTATGCCAACAGGTGGTGATGTTAATCGTAAGTGTCTTAACTTACACAATGCTATTAACATTACAGATAAGTTTATGCAAGCTGTTATTACAGACTCTCCTTGGGAATTGTTAGACCCTAAAGATAATAAAGTACGAGAGACTATTAAAGCTAGAGAACTATGGGAAAGAATCTTAGAAGTTAGATTCCGTACTGGAGAGCCGTACCTTAACTTCATTGATGAAGCTAATCGTAAACTACCTCAAGCACTGAAGGATAAAGGACTATCTATCAAAGGAAGTAACCTTTGTAATGAGATACACTTACCTACAGATAAAGATAGAACTGCTGTTTGTTGTTTGTCTTCTTTAAATATAGAGAAGTTTGATGAATGGAAAGACACTACCTTAGTAGAAGATCTAATTACTATGTTAGATAATGTCCTTACTACCTTCATCGAAGATGCTCCTGCTGTCTTACACAAAGCAGTGTACTCAGCAATGACTGAGCGTAGCTTAGGCTTAGGGGCCATGGGCTTTCATTCTTATCTACAACAGAATAATATTCCTTTTGAGAGTGCTTTAGCTACAGGACGTAATAGAATTATCTTTAAGTTAATTAAGGAGAGAGCTGTTAAAGCTACTGGGGAGTTAGCTCTTGAAAGAGGAGAATATACCTTTGGAAAAGGAACAGGTAATAGAAACTCACATCTATTATCTATTGCACCTAATGCTAATAGTAGTATGTTATTGAATACCTCTCCTAGTATTGAGCCTTATAAGTCTAATGCTTTTACTCATCGTACCAGAGTTGGTGCACATCTGATTAAGAATAAACATTTAGTCAAGGTGATGGAAGAAAAGCGACTGACCTTAGGAAAAGGGTTTGATTGGTTAGAGAAAGAATGGAGAAACATCATCCATCATGAAGGTTCTGTACAACAGTTAGCTTATCTGTCTGATTGGGAGAAGGATGTATTTAAGACTGCCTTTGAATTAAATCAAGAGTGGGTAATAGAACATGCTGTACAAAGACAAGAGTTCTTATGTCAAGGACAGAGTGTTAACATCTTCTTACCTGCAGGCACTAGCAAGGCAGTAGCTAATAAGATTCACTTAAAGGCTTGGAAAGGTAAGCTAAAAGGGTTATACTATCTACGAACATCTACAGGACACACTGCTGAACAGGTAGGTCAGAAGGTTGAGAGGGTAGCACTACAAGACTATTCTGCTAGTGATTCTAATGAAGAATGTTTAAGTTGTGAAGGATAACAAATGAGTATGTTAGAGGAGAGTAAGGTATATAAACCTTTCAAGTATCCTTGGGCCATGGAGATGGCAGAGGATCACGAGAAGATCCATTGGGGTAGTTGGGAGTTAAAGCTACAAGAAGATGTAGATCAATGGAAGAGTAATACAATTACAGAT